AATCCTATTACCACTAAGTGTACCGTCTGCTGAATATATACTTGTATAACTAGGTATATTTAAAGTGTTCGAAACAAAAGTTGCAGCTCCACTTGATCCCGTTGTGGTTAATGTAATTGCAGATTGTTTACCATTAAACGTACTCCAATCAGCACTACTTAAAGCACCTCTATTTGTCGCAGATGCAGTAGGCAAATTAAAAGTATGTGTAGTTCCAGCAGAACTAATCGCAAAGTCTGTACCCGTTGTACCCGTTGCGAATGTTTGTGTTGACCCAGTTAATCCATTTAATGATGTAATTGCAGCACTAATATAAGTAGGAGTCCAATTCTCCCATTTGCTACTTGTTCCATTGAAGCGAAGCAATTGTGCGTTTGTAGGAGATGTCAATGTAACATTGCTAATATCACCAAGTCCCAAATTTACCGCACCCGTAAATCCGTTTACACTACTAACCGCATCCGTATTATCAACTTTATCCCAAGCCGTACCATTAAATATTGCCCAATCTCCCACTTTCCAATCAGTAATGCCATTTAGATTAGTACTACCAGCAACATTTACAACATAATAATATCCTTTAGTTCCTACTGAACTTGTCAAAGATGGACTATTTGTGGATGCATTCCATGTACCTTGATAGCTAACTCCACCCGCAAGACCACTTATTTGATTTTGAACTTTACCAAATGCTTGTAATACGCTATCCGTTGCAGCAATTGTGCCACCTCCACTTAAATTTAAACCCGTAAGAACGGTTGCAAGAACCCTAGGCTCTGTAAAATATATTGCACCGCTTTCTGGGACTACGCTTGTATTTAAAGTTTGGAAAGTTTTATCACCACGATAATATTGTAAAGTAGTTCCAGCAGTTATTAATGGTTGCTTATTGTTAAATGTTGTCCAATCAGTACTTGTTAAATATCCATTCACACTACCCGTAGCCGCTGGAATGCTAATCGTTCCGCTGGTATTTACAAGTGGTGAGCTAAAAGTCAAAGCAGTCTGATAACTTGTACTATCAAGCGATCCATCACCCTTTAGAAACTGCGAACTCGTACCACTAGCAATATATTTTTGGAAACGTTGATTGCTTCCATTTCCTTTACCAACATAAAGATCATAAGTATCGCTAGTAAATAAAGGCTCTGCAAGTTGTCCATTTGGGATTGTTGCCGAAGTACCTCTTTTTAACTTTAATAAATTTGGCATATATATTTTATGTTTACCATGTTCCTAAATCAATTGTGTTGGTCTTTGTCCAAAGTGATGTGCTAGCTACATAACTAATTATCATTCCATCATCTGGACTCTGTGCGCTCACATTATGCAACTCATCAAGCTCGTAACCATTTTGTATTTTAACCTCAATCACACCTTGCGTTGGATGCGATCTAATTATAACGCCAATATACACCAAATGTGATGGTGCATAAGGCTTTGTGGATGTATAAGTACCCGCAACTGTTGGACTTAAATACAAAGCCGTTCCAGCTGCATATGCTTGAGTATTTAAGTTATCAATACCTCCAGATACTACAACATAACCATTGTTCATATTTGTTATATCACTTTGAACAATAGCAAATGTTTGAGCAGAAGTTGCATCACCTACGGCTAATGCTTTTGTAACAGTTGGCAAATTACCATGACCCCCATTTATGTAAACAACAGTTCCTTTTGTAAGTGTTGCTCCCGTCTCATTATATACTTCACGAATAAGTGTTAAAGCCTCATTTGTAGTTGTTGGTAAATTAGCTAAAGTGCCATCACCCCTAACATATTGTGTAATTGTTCCAGCTCCTGTTACCCCAATTGTGCCATTGCTGGTAAGAGGCGAATTGCTCACAGTAAACGCAGAAGGCATTGAAAGTCCAACCGAAGTAAGCCCACTATCGCTGCTATTTACCCATCCACTGCCATTGTATTTAAGCACTTGGTTAGTGCTAGGGGAAGTAATAGTGACATCTCCAAGTTGAGTCAAATTGTAATCGCCCTCGGTAGCTACCACATTCCCAGTTCTTCCAAACACGCTTGTTACGGGCGCAGTATCGTAGTCGTTCCATGAAGCTTGTAATGTCGAGCCATCTTGCTTTGTAAGGGTAAGTGTCTTGGTTGTCGTACCGCTAACATTTGCCGCAGTAAGGCTCCTATTATATGCAGTATCCCACGTTGCTTGCTTAGCATCCGTAGGGAGACTATAACCACTAGCAAAGCTCACAGCAAGCGTTCCGCTATTTGTGAGAGGAGAGTTTGCAACACTAAATCCAGTTGGCATAGAAAGTCCAACAGATGTGATGTTTGTTGCAGCACCAGAAGCGTTGTAGTCCAAATTGATATAAATTGGGCTGACATCGCCGCCTCCAACCGTAATATCGGTCACATCGTATGTAACCTTTATAATTGGACTTGTTGACTGATATTGAACTTTAATTACTATCACGATGTAACTTGGTTTTGAACTTCAACGAAACCTTGCATCCAAGTATATTTATTAGTTGAAATTGTCACCTCTAGCTCATATTGATATTCGCCAGCAGTGTAAGCAGCAGTTTGAACTGGAGTCAAAGTAACTTTACGAGTATGATTGTTAATAGATACAAATACAGCATTGAGCCACTCGATAACCACGTTGCCGCTAGTATCTTTGGCTTGCAATTTAAAGCTATATGTGCTGACATCTAGTGGATCTGTCTCGCACTCGTCATTATAAAAAGAATAGGTGATCACATAGGTATCGCCCTTCTTTATGGGTTTCATGTTTAGTTCACCTATCATAATCTATCTGCTTTATCTTTTAATTCTAATTTTATTTCATTTAACGCCTGCATAATGTCTTTGAACTGATGCGCAGTCTCGTCTTCCTTTTTCTCAAGCGTTTTAAGCCTCAAATCATGCTCACGAAACTTCACTTTCATATCGGTATAAATCTTAATACCTATGCCAGCAAGACCGATTGTTTGAAACCCAATAACTACCCAAAAATTGCTTTCCATTTGCTTTAAAATTACATAATTTTTTTATATTGGAATGTATGCAGCTTTAACTGATTTACCATTATAAGCAGTACCAACACTTATACTAAAAACTCCACCGCCTTCATTTGTCACACTATAATTGTAGTACCAAGCTCCTTCGATGCCAACGGCCACGAGTTTCCATGATGCAGTGCTTCTAGCCGTAATTTTGCCACTGGATACCACATAGCTATCAACACTTGTGATTTCAGTCAGTGGGCCAGTTCCTTGAAGAGTAAATGAGTAATTTGTAGTGCCGCCAGAGGTGCTAGTGATAGATAGGTCTTGAAATATACAACTAAATTGATAGACTTTATAGACTCCTATGCTATCAATCATGTCCAAATATGCTAAAAACTCTGTATCGGTGCCAATCATAAATGGCTCGAAATACGTTATTGCGTGCATATTAGACTGAATCATTTTAACTAGACCAGATCCAGATACAGTAAAACTTGACCTATTTGCCAAATATTCTCTAAAAACGCCGTTTGTTCTAGGAGCCAATTCCAAAAAATCTCTACTAATGTTTATTGTAGCATCTTTAGTACAAGCAAAAGGATATACATTACCGCTTGTATCCGTAACCGCTATAACTAAACCTTCTGATTTTACTACGTCTCCCATGTTAATTTGTTAAAAATCTATCATTATAAGTATCAAAAGTTTGAGCAGTATTGCTTGTATAGCTAAAGCTCATACTTCCTCCGTTCAGATCAAGTGCATAAATATTGCTATCTATCCATACGCTCAGTATATCTCCATTTGCAAGTGTCACACTATTTGTGCTTAAATCCACGTTGAATGGTTCTGGATTGTTATTTATATAAACAGTTTGAGTATTGATAGCGGATCCATTTTTATATAGCTTGAAATCAACACTAGCTGCACCAGAACTACTCGTAATATACCCAGAAACATTACATGAAATATTTACTGTAATATTTATCGCACTATTATAAGTAATATTAGATGTACCGCCTAAAGTGAAGTCTGCTGCGCTAATAATAGTCCAAGGCACATAGCTTGTTGAACTGTAAGATCCAGTAGTCACATCTGCTTGGAAATTCTTTGTAATACCAGTGCCAGGGTCCTTTTGGCTATCATATACCTCGATAAGCGTTGCCGACCATGTAGCCGCATCAAAATCAATCTCACGCATATTTAGAACATAGTATATTCTATTTGGATCGTCATCGACAAATATAAATGTATTGATAAGACCTATTGGGTCTGCATTGCTATTAAATTTTAATCCATAGCAGTTGACATCGATCTTATTACGATTGTATCTATTATGCTCCCAATAAGGGATAAGAGCTTGTTGAAAGAATGGATACCTTTCTGCTGCATATCTATAACGATACCATTCTGCGTTTGTAAAGGTTATTTGATCCGATTCAAATAAAGATCCCTTAAAATTATACGAGACATTATCCTCTAAGAAAAGCGTTGTGTCAGATTCATTTCGAAGGTTAGCAGCCTTCTCATACCAAAACTCATGACCCGTAAGATTAGACCTTCTTTCGTCTGTGTTAAAAACGGGAATTGTCTCAAGAGAAAAGTTTTTTACCTCTAATTGATTATCTAGGTATCCATCTCTCAAAAAACCCCAAAATTGAACCTTAAACTTACCAGCATAAGGCATTGGCTCTGATGTTACAGTAATTGTCTGCCAATCCGTTGCAAGTATATCTTTTGCAGGATCCACTACCATTCTAAGTTGTCCAGTTGGATAATTTTCTGCTGGATCGTTTAAAACCCACTTGCCATCTTTATCAAGCCAATAATTACCAAAATCAGTCTCTAAATATAAAGATGCAATTAAAATATCTTTATCGTTTAAGCTAACTACATTTTGATTAATATAGTAATTTGTTGCGTAAGTAGCTATATTAAAGTCTTTATATTTTACATCAAAAGTTAATTTGACTGTATCAAATGTTCTAATGTAGCAATACTCCGACTCTATAAATGTAAACTCACTATTTCTTAATCTAAAAAATGCATACCTTTCGCTTAGAATTGTATCAACATAATTCTCTACAACTCCATAAGTACCAGAGTTAGCAGTTTTACTTAACCATGTGCCATAATAAAAATTAAAATTGGCAAGCGTGGTAAGCCTAGTAACTGAATTCTGGCTTACAAGCGTTCCCCTTGTAAAAGATGAATTTGGAACGCATTCTGCAAACATTTCATAATTTTTGCGAACGGTATCCTTCTTTGTCCTTCTGATGATATAACGAAGCATTTCTGGAGTGATGGGTTTCATACTCTGATCTACTCCTATGTTTGAGTCATACCTTCTATTTAAACTGGACCTTCCTCCTCCTATTTGGTTTCTAAATCCTCTTAAATTCTGATTAGTTGGAATATATAAATCCTCAAGCCTTAGAAAATACCATTGTCCTTTGTATTGGAACATAGTTTGATTGAAAGAGGTATTAATTTTATTTAACACCTCTAACTTGCTATCGTATTGCTTTGGCTCTTGTACAAATGTTCTTGTATCCAAATAGCACTGATCTAAACACATATCTGTGTTTGTGCTATTCATTGATGTATGATAAAGGCTATTATAAACTCTTGACTGTGTTGTAGTCTGTACTGTATCTTGTAGGCAGTATTGTATAGCTGTCCAAGGAGTTATTTTTCCTACTACTTCTGCGCCATTGTTACTGAACTGCTTCTCAGATAATTGACCGATTCCCTCTGTTGCAGTGAGAGTCAAAATATGACTGCCCGCAATCCAAGTCTCTTGAAAATTATCTTGCAATATATACCCGTACCAATAAGCACTAAATGTTGAGAATCCAAATATGACTAATATGTCATCATCGTTGTCTGCAACAAAGTTATTCATTGTCACAGATGAGTCGCTGGCTATGATATTAATATTTGCTTGCTGTGGTCTATAACCTTTAAATAAGTTTTCATCGGTATTATATTCCGATAAAACAAAAGGTCGCGCCGCAGGAGTCAAGTAAGTAACGCCGCCAGTCCAACCTTCATAGTGCAATTGCACTGTGCAAGTATCTCCTTGACGGTTTATAAATTCAATCCTATATTTTTCTTGTTTAGCCAATTCTTCCAATATTTGCGTTAGTTCTATTTAATACTCCGACTAAATCAGATCCTCTTTGTACCATTACTACACTTCCACTTAGTGCCATTCCTCCGCCACTCAATCCTCCGAAGTTTGCAGCTCCTCCAAGTCCTAAGAAATCTCCTAATGCACCTGTACTAAATCCCTTCAACGCTTGTCCTGCTGCAAATCCTGCACCTGGTGCTATCAAATTCGCTATTAATGTTGCAAGACCGCTTGCTAGTAATTGCGCTGTAATTCTTTTTAAAACACCTAAAACGGTTTTGCCAAATTCTTCCCAAGCAAATTTTCCAGTTGTAAGCAATGTATTTAAAAGTGATTCGATAGGCTCTGCCAATCCCCTATTCAATGATTTATATATTTTATCATTTACCTTTTGAATGCTAGATTCAAATTGCGCTAATATTTCTTGATAAAATTTTAAATCTTGTTCATCTGGTAAAAAAGTAAATGTGTTAGGCATTGGACCTCCCACATTTGGCACTACAAATTGTTTTGCAGGCTTAAATAGTTGAATTAAACTTTTATATGTTTCTTGATATTCTTGTAAATCCTTATTGTTTGATTTTAATTTTTTACTTTGATTGTCTGTATTAACAGTGAATTTAGAAATTTGCCCATTAACATCAGTTAAAGACAAGTTTATTTTATCTAGTTCAGTTTTCCAATATTGTGTTTCTTTATTTGCAGCGCCAATACCTATAGTAAGACCTGTAATTCTTTGTGTAAATGGATTTAAATCTCCACTTAATAAACCTCTTAAAGTACTTCCTAATCCAGTTAAAAAATCTTGATTACCAGCATTACGCAATGCTTTAACATAATTTGTAGTGCTTTCATCAAGTAATTTAATGATTGCATTTCTTTGTCCTTCTAATCTAATTTGAGTAGATATTAATGCAATTCTTTTTTGAATTTCACCGTTTAAATCCCCAGTTAATATTTTTTCTCTTTCTAAACCTTTTAATAAGTCTGGGAAAGTTTTGTTTAGTTGATTATATGCACCAACTCTTTGATTTTGCGATGAATTTGTACTTTTTAAAATTCCTGCTAAAGATTCGAGATTTGCAATTTCAACAGAACTATTAGATATTAATTTATCTAATTCTTTATTATAATCCTCTAATATTTGTTTTTGAGATTTTTGTATCCCTAATAATATATTAGCAGCATTTGAAAGGGACCCATACTCTTGAGTCAAATAAGTTAATCCAGTAGTAAGAATGCTAAATGCAAAAAATAGACCGCCAGGGCCTATTAATGATGAACCAAGTGATTTTAAAGCATTGGCAGCTCCACCTGTTTCTTTTGATAAATCTTGGAAGGATTTAATTACAAAAGGAAGGTTATTCTGTATACCTATAAAACCAAATGGTAAGTCTTGAACTACAAGGCTTAAATTAGTTAATGCTATTCTAGAAGATTTAGCAAATTGATCAATTTGTTGACCAGCTTTGGCTACATCTGCTGTTATTTCTACATTAAGACTCATTTACTTAATCTTTTAAATATCTCGCGATATTCTTGTTCGTCAACTTTAGGATCTTCGTCTCCAGGAAGAGGCCATAATGTTTCTGGTGTTTTAGGAGATGTTTTTGGATCCCCCATCAACTTTACCATTGTAAACATTAATAACCTTGTTTGTTTATATTGATCAACTTTTTTTTGTTTAAATCCATTTAACATTAATGAAAAATGTCTTGGACTCATACTAAAAAAATCATTTGGCAATAAACCAACCTCACCAAACGCAAACTCCTCTATTTCTTCCCACGAGTATTCTTTTTTTTTGACTCTGTAGCTTCTTGTTCTTTGGGTTTTAAAAACTCTGATTTTGCCCAAATTTCAAGACATGATTTTATATCATTTTGAATTTGCTCGTCTGCAAAATTCATTTCAATATAATCTACAAAGTATTCAAAAGAATATTTAACATCAGTATCCTTTACTAAACAATTATTATAATAGCCGCTATATAAAATATGAGCTATTCCAATTTCAGTTAGTTGATTATTGGCGAAAGACTTTCCTTCTATAAATTTTCCTTCAGACAAATATCTGAAAGAAGCCATACCAAATTTAAGTCCAATTTTTTCGCCATTAATAGTTAAAGTAGTATAATTCATAATTAAGCAGTTACATCGATAGTTCCAGTAGATGCGATTGTTCCAGAGAAATTAATAAATTCAGTAGTAGCTTGATTCAATGTCAAAGATGTGATATAACCAGCAAATTGATGATAATATGCAGCACCAGCAGATGAACCAGTTACAACTGGATTTTGTACTCTTACAGTTACCAAAGTCTTATTAGCAAATGCAGAAAGCAATGAGTTATAAGAAACTTGTGCTATAGTTGGAGCAGTTTCGCAAATTGCATCGAAATCCAAACTCATTTGAGGCTCTCCTACAGCAGTAAGAACTCCGCAGTTAGTTTGATCAGTGGTAGAATCTACTGTAGAATTTACAGAAGATGTGCGCAAACATACGAGGTTTTTATATGACGTTCCACCAGCTACGTCAATCTCGATGTTTTGCAATGAACCTTGTACTTGTGCCATTGTTATTGATTTTTATTTTTGGTTTACTAAATTGTTGATTGTTATTATTTTACGAGCAACATAATTGTCCCCGTTTTGTAATGGTAAATATAATGAATTTGTTCTTGACATAGGATATACAACAAAATCAGTATCACTAAATCCATCGATTGCTGTATCGGGTATTAAGATGTTTAAAATTTGTCCAGCAATATTATCTACAACAGCAAGATCATTTATTCTATATTGTTCACTAAAAATGTCTATATCTACACTGACAATATTTTGAAACTTGTGATTGTTATTATCTGCTTGTTCAGTAATGGATGAAATAATAATATAGTTTTGCGGTAATGTCTTAAATGGATTTTGTCCATATACTGGTATATTTTTACCATTATATGATATGTTGCCATTTAAAGCATTCACATATATCGTTCTAACACTATTACTACAATCTTTCATCTCTATCTAAAATATTTTTAATTTTAGTTAAAAGCCATTTATATCCTTCGGTTACAGATGGATAAAAATATGGTGATTTTGGTGTAGTACCATTTTTAGTTTTAATATATTGTTCCGCTAATTTTTGCCATTCTTTTTCCAATGTTGGAACATATTTAGCCGCATAATCACCAGTTCCGAATTCTATATAAGGAGCATAATCTTTATTTGCACTAAGCATATATTTAAAATCAGCTATTTTTCTTGCAGAAATAGATGATCTTAATGCTCCATATTGAGCTGGCAATTTTTGTTTTGAGTTTGTTGCCATAAGCTCTACGGATGCACCCATTTCCGCATCAATCTCTAATTTTATTTTATCTACGCTTTTCTTCAAATTAGAAAGAGTTTGGTCTAAACCACTAATTTTTATGCTTAATGGTTTCGGCATTATATTACAACCTTTTTATATTGATGATAGTTAAGACCATTCCAGTTAGGATATTGGCTTATAAGTGCTTGTGGGTCAGCATTCATCTTCTTACCTCTGTTCTCATATTGCCAAGCAACTAAAGCCATAATATCGTTTGCAATATCCTCTGGCACAGAGCTATATCCACTTTGATATTGTACCTCGTAATTGCCTTGAGTATAAAGCCAAAGTTTACCAGCAATTACCTCGTAATCTTCGTTTTTAGTCAATGTTTCCCAAGTGTTTATGCCAGTCTTTATTTTTACGCTATCAATACAAATAACTGGGCCGTAAGGCAAATCAACCATCCATACACTCGGCTCGTAACCAGTCGTTTGAATATAGCTTTTAAGTAGTTTATTTACAAACGCAACACCAGTCAGCTTCTCAATATGTACTCTTGATGCGTTAATTAATGATTGTATTAAAGTATCATCTGATGTATAATCAATTCGCATCCAATTCTTTGCGTCAGTTAAGCTTACTGGCTCAACAACCCCATCAGCTAAGATCGTTGTTCCGTTTATATATATCGCCATACTTACTTATATTTATTAACCATTTCTCTGAACCAGGTCTCAAATTCATCAAGCGCTTTTCTTGGATCATGCTCTCTTGATCTCTCTTTTGCTTTTTTGGATGTTTCACTATATTTTTTGGCATCATCCAGTTCAGTAATTGCTTTAACCCAGCTTTTAATATCATTCCTATCTTTTATGAATATGCCAGCCTTTCCGCAATTCTCTACGAGCCCTTCGGCCATTGTGCTTATAACTGGAATCCCAGAGCAATAAGCCTCGGTTGCCGTTCTGCCCCAACTCTCGTAATCACTTGGCATTAGTAGTATCCTAGTTTGCTTGTAGTAAGGCAAAATATCGGATGTATTAGGCACTAATTTTAAATTTGGAAGGTTTGCATCCATTTGGGGATCATAGCTCCCTAAAACGCCTAAAAACCGCTTATTTGGCAATGCACGAGCAATTTGTTCAAATATCTTACCGCCTTTATTCTCGTTGGTGTTTATCAGTGTTATGTACTCGTTCTTCGCTGGGTCAATTTTTAGGTCATAATACCGATAGTCAACGGGAGGCGTCAGTATAAAGTTATCCCAATTATATTGCAATTTCTCTTTTAGCCAAAAAGAGTTATACACAACGTGTTGATTGCGTTCTGCATTAATGATTTCGGGGTAAGGATGGCTATTATGTATAAGATGAAATACTGGTTTTTTGTAAAGTTTGGCTGCTCCAACTGTCCATCTTGTATAATCTAAATGCGTAAAAATTGCATCTCCCCATCTCATTAAATTATCAACTACGCTTTCATTTGGCGGAAAAACATCCACACCATCAAACACATAATTATTTTTAATCTTATAATGATTGGCTTGATGTAAAAGCACTCTTACATTATGTCCTTTGCTTATCAAATCTTTATTAATGTGGTGTAACATCCATTCTGCGCCACAATTATGTTGCGGAGGATAAAGATGTATTGAGCAAACTATATTCATAAAAAATTATAATTTAAGTATAATCCATAATAACCATTCATCTTAAATGGTTTCATTAATGGGTAACGATCAGTAAAGTTAAATATTGTTAAGTCAGCTTGTTGATGTATCTCGTAAATATTACCTCCTACCGCTTCTTGCTCCATTTGATATGGAACTGCAACCATGCAATATATATTTTTAAATGTTAAATCTGCAAGCAAGTTTTGTGCATCGTATATGCTCAAATGCTCTAGCACATCACCAAGTATTAAATAGTTATAAGAGTTATAATTAAATTCTAGTATATCTTGAACGTAAACAATTTTATATTTATCTCGTAACTTAAATTGATCAATGTAAGGATCGTAAACCTCAACCGCATCAATATTTGTAAAATCTTTGCAAAGCAAATCGTAATAGCTACCCGAACCTGGTCCAACATCTAATATCTTAATGTCAGATGAGAAGTTTTTAATAAGATGATCTCTAAAATCATCTTTAAAATAGTTGTAAGAATAAGGCATAGTAAAAAAAAGGGAGTCTTACGGGACTCCCAATATTTAAGATAAATAAACCTTAGATGTTTCCGTAGATACAAGCTGAAGGTTGGAATTGCATCAAATCGCAACGAGCTTCGCAACGGAAAGTGATCAAGTTCTTAATAAAATCATCTTGATCGAATTCAGTTGAACGAACTGCAAGTCCGCTTTGTTGAGCAATTGAGAACTTCGTACTGTCCATGACATATGCCTTACCGCTCGTAACCAAGCTATGAGGAATAACTGGAATACCCATCATTCTGATATTACCTTGGTTGTCAATTGTGATACCACCAGGTACAGAGTAAGAACCACCAGAAGGAACGGTTTTCAAAACATTAGCCCAACCAGCAAATGTGGTAAGGATAAGGTTTGCTTGCCAGTTAGCAGCACCGAGTTGTGCAACATAATCTACGAATTTCTCGGCAGTGTTAGCACCACTAGATGAACCAGCAGTTGCGCTAGAAGCGAGGTCATTCAAGTAATATGTATCTTCTGCTCTTTGGAAATCTTCAATCAAAGATTGCTGCAAATAGCTATTCAAGAAAGGAAGATCGTCAACCATTTGGCGAGACACCTTTACATAACCAGCGATGAATTGCAACACTTTATTTACAACTGTTACATCGTAATCTAATTGTGCTTTAGCAGAGCCTTCAGTTTGCTTACCGAAAGAACCTTCACCAACTGGAGTATTTCCACGAGGGAAAGAAACTGAACCAGTTGATACTGGGATGATGTTAAATACACTTCTCAAGTGTGGGTTAACGAAAGCACGAAGTGCTGGAGAATTGATGTAAGAAACATAAGGGTTACCAGTCAAGTTAACCGCTTCTGTCATAACACCAACTGCTTTAAGGTCAAGTTCAAAATTGAAACCTTTACCATTTGATCTAACTGCTTCTTTGATTGAATCGTAACCTTTTACGATAGCTTCACCAATTGCAGATTTGATCTCATTGATGTGTTCATTGTAAGATTGTGCAACTTTTTTGTTTTCAGTAGCACCAATTTTACCAAAAGCAGCTTTAGCAGCAAGAACTTCTTCTCTTGCTTCAGCTACACTTTTGTTGTTCTTAGCAAGTTGCTCGTTGATAGCCTCAACTTTGCTTTCGAAAGCCTTAGCAGCTTTCTCAGTAGCAGCAGCAACTTCAGCTTTCTGCTCGGCCATTTTAGCCTCAAGAGCAGCTTCGAATGTTTTAATGTCGCTCATTTTGTTAAATTAAAATTTGTTTATAATATTTATTAAAGACTCAACTGGAACCTCTTCTTCTTTTTGCTGCAAAGGTGTCTCATCAACTGCCTTTGTGCTACTCATACGTTCAATCAGTTCTGCGAGTTGTTTCACTTTTAACATACACAAATCTATTGTCTCATCCGTTACATCACTATTGCGGATAAATTTCTCAAAAGATTTGATTTGATCTTGTATTTGTTCAATGTTATTCATATTCTTCATGCCTAATAATGGAGTCGCTTCATTTGCTCCCCATGCAGTAAGGCTTGAACCTTCAAAAAGCATTACCTCATGTATTTGATTAGCATCTCCACTTTTTTGCTCTCTAAGTGTTTTAAAGCCGATTGAGTGTTCAGCAATAAGCCCACTCTCAATCATCTTTATATAATCTTGACCAAGATTGTGTTTACCAACTTTACTTTCGTAATAAAGTCCATACTCATCTTCTTTAAGCACTTGTATTTTACCAAGTGGCTTAGATGGGTCATGGTTAAGTAGATGCTTAATTCTTCCTTTCCCTTCTGGTCCCCAATCTTGAATCGATCTTTTAAATGCGCCTGGCATCATTATATCGCCATCGCTATCTACGTTACCAAATGCGGAAAAATATCCAGTTACTACTCCTTGCTTTGTATCAACATCTTTAACCTCTAGGTTAAATGATTTG